TGGTCTTCGAACCCGTGCCCAACTCGAAAGAGGTCGAGTAAAACTTGCTCGCGACGTTATCATCGCAGAGGATGGCGCCACCGACCACGTGGAGGGCGGTCTGTGGGTTGGCGATACCGATACCCAAACCCGCGGAGGCACCGAATTGGATGGAACCACCGAATGAAATGTTCGACGTGACGTTGAGGTCACCCTTCACCGTCATGGAGTTCGTCAGTGCATTCTCGGGGTTGACGAAGATGTTCCCCGTTGTGTCGAGGTAGATGTTCCCCGTGGAGGAGGCCGTCTTGAACTCGACAAAGCTGTTCCCCGTACTTGTCTCGAACCGAGGCTTTGCGTCGTACAAGTGCAAACCCGTGTCCGGGGCGGTGGTGTTCACCCCAACCCTGTTCTGGTTGGTTATGGTGAGCACGTTACTCTCGATGGAGTTGTTGGCGGTCGCGAAGATGAGACCGGCCCTGGAGTTCTTTATGGAGTATCCGCGAATCATCCCACCGTACCCGTTCTCCGTCCACACGCGAACGCCCGTGGCCTTGGAGCCCGTGCTCGGCATGTCGGATTGGATCGTGAGCACGTCCACGTTGGTCGTCTCTTGTGTGTAGCAGTGCACCGTCGTCGAGGGATTGGCCGTCCCCAAGCCCACGAACGCGTTCGAAGCGACTCGTATGGCCTCGTCTCCACCCCCGGCGAGCACGATGGTGTCGTAGTTGGAGATGGACTCGATGACGTTCTGTTGGGACGTCGACTCGGAGTACATGAACATCTTGGTCGTGCTGATCCTGCTCTCCGCGGCGTCCAACTCCGGGACGCGAATCTCCCCTTTCACGTACAGGGACGTCTTGTTGTCGGCGTTCACCTCGTCGGCGTAATCCATGTTGATCATCACCCGTCGCTCGTCCGTGATGGTCATCACCGGCACGAGGGTGTCACCGTTGGCGTCGACGTCTTCGCGGTAATCATCAAAGGTCGAGGTGCTGTTGACGTCCGATGGGTAGGTGTGGAAGACGTGCCTGGCGGCGACGTGCCTGATTTGATCCGGACCGTCGGTACCGCCGGTCTCCGCACCCTTGAAGATGAGAAGCTCGGACTTACCAGTGTTCGTGTACTCGCGCTCTTCGAGGAAGGTGTGGAAGAAGGACCGACCCGTGGCGTCGTTGTACAAATCTTCCTGGCTCTGCTGGTTGAAGTTCAGACCTTGGAAGGCGAGGAAGTGACCGACGCGGACGTCACCGGCCACCGTGCAGTACAGTGGGGTTTGATCCGTGCCTATACCGACGTTACTGTTCGCCCCGGAGATGTACAGGGACGTCGACTCGACGTTACTCACACTGAAGGCGTTACTCGTGATCCGGAAGTCTTGGGTGTCGTTGGAGTTGTCCACGCCCACTGTCCACCCGAAGTAGTTGGGTGCGATGTCCGGGTCGTTGATGCTGTAGGACGAGAAGGCGTCGCCGCTCTCTTTGTCCGTGAGCATCATCGAAATGGCGTCGACCGCGGTCGATCCGGTCTTGATCCCGTGCACCAACAAACCGTTCGTCAAGGGATTGCGCGCGCCCTCGGCGACCATCTCCAATTTGCTACTCGGTGATTGGGTGGAGATGCCGACCCGTCCGTCCGAGCGGATGGTCATGACACCCACGCTGTCGTACGCGTTGTGGGCCATGTTAATGTCCAAGCGCGTCCTCGAGTTCGCACCCGATGTGTACTTGAGCAATTTAAAGTCCACGCGCTGACCGTAGTTCGTCCCGGCCCCTTGCCTGCACAACTGGAGCACGTGTTCCGGGCTTGTTGTCGTCGACACCGGGCTCGTGATGGCCATCGGGGCGTTGTGGGTGAAGGTCCCGCGCTGGACCACTTGTGGGTTGACGAACACGGATCCACCCGACGTTTGGAAGATGCCCTCGGGTTGGGTGCTACCCACGCCCACCCGACCGGTGTCTTTAATGGTCAACCTCGTCGTCACGGACGCGCCCGACGTCGTGGCGATGTTAAAGCTCCCACCAGACGCCAGTCGGTGTTGGAAGTGTGACGAACCCGTGGTTTGGTCGGTGTACAGTTGGGAGCTCACGTTGGACTGGCTGAAGGTGTTCCCGAGGATGAGGACGTTCGACCCTGTGACGTGGACGTTCCCGCCCACGGTCATCCGGTTCACCGGGAAGGCGTTGTTCACACCGATGAAACCGTCCGCGTTGATTCGCAACCGTTCGGTGTTCTTGGTCTTCATGATGATGTGCTGGGCGTCCGTCTGCCCGGCGGAGATTTGAATCGTCGACGTGTTTGCCTCCAAGGGACCAGCCTTGAGGATCAACGCCCGGAAGTCGTTATCCACCCCGGTGTCGTTGGCGTGAATGGTCACCTGGCCGGTCGATCGCATGAAATAGTCGGTGTCGTCGTCCACGCCTCGGGCACCGCCGATGCGAATGTTGCCGGCGACGTGTAATTTCTCGTCCGCCAAGGTGGTACCCACACCCAAGTTGGAGGTGACGAACGCATTCTCGGTCATCGTGTTCCCATGGACCATCAGGGCGGTCGGGAACCTGGACCTGTCCGCGTGGACGTGAAGGACGTCCCCTATGCACAGACTGTGTCCCTCGTCCGGGTTGGTGTTCGCGATGATGATCCGGTCGGTGGTGTACAAGTTTGAAAACTGGGCGTTCCCCGTGACGTCGAAGACGTAATCCGCCGTGTCACTGATCACCACGTTACTCCCCAAGTTGAACGAGTGACCAACTGTGATCCTTTCGCTGTACGTGTTCCCGTTCACGAAGAGGACGTTACTCCCGACGTCGTTCGCCCACAAGTTGCTGCCGATTGAAAAGTTAAAGTCTGGGTTTGCGTTGGCGACAGCCAAACGGGAGGAGCTGTACAAAGTCCCGATCACGCTCACGTTGATCTCCTCGCTCGTCGGGATGATGGTCTGGTCGGCGGGGCCGTATTGGGTTCGACCCAAGATGAGCTCGTCCTTCGGACCGTGGATGTAACCGACGAAGACGTTGGACTCGTTGTATTGGTGGTAGACCAACGCCGTGTCGTTGTCCGCGCCCCCACCGACACCCATCTCGATGATGCTGTCCGTCGTCGATGAGTTGGTGTAACTCACGTAGGTTGGGTTGTCACTCACGTGGAGGTTCCCGAAAATCTGAACGTTACCGAAAGCCACCAACTCACCGCGCTTGGTGAGGTTACCTATGGACACGTTCCCGGCGAACACGGCGATGTTCGACCCGGTGTCGTTGAACTCCAAGTTTGAACCGAAAGACAAACCCTCACTCGCCGTCACTTTGGTCGCCAAGAGGTTCCCGTTCACCACCAAGGCGTCCGTGGCCGTGCCTGTCCCGTCTATGATGACGTTACTCCCCACCTGCAGATCGTGCGTGGCGTAGATGTTCGACGCGCGGAACCGACCGTCCACACCCGCCGTGTTCGCGTCCTCCCCGGCTTGAAGATCGACGAAGAAGTCCGCGTCCCCAACCTCGAAATCGTAGTTCGGGTTCGTGGTCTTGATACCGAACTGCTCCTCGACGAACATTCGCGCGAACTTGGCACCTTCGTTCACCGTCAAACAGATGTTCTCGCCGTCATCCATGAACAAGGATTGGCCCATTTGGAACGAGTGCTCTGGATCCAAAACATTGATACCGATGTTGGAGGTGAGGACGTTGGAAGCTTCGAGATCTGCAGTCTTGATGTTATCTAGCAGTTGCGAGGTCTGTTCTTCCACGGACTGTGGGTCAATCCGCGTGATGAAGACTTGGTCATAGCGTACTGTCCGCCCCATGCCCTTCTAACTTTAGTAAGGATAAAAATCACGACGCATACAACAAACCAGCCATGCCATCCTTTATGACCAGGCAGTTCCACGACAGGGCGTAAATCCGAAGATCACTGTTCGGCTGGTCGATGCCCTTCTCCACCCCGCGAAGGTTGAGCTGGGCCGACGACAGACGACTGAAGTTGACGCTCCCTGAACTCTTGTACTCACTCGCTTGGTACTGGAAGTGATAGCAGTAGAAACGTGTAAAGTACGCGCACTCATTCTCGTTGTCCCAATCGATCTTCCCGTACTTGCTGTGGTAGTAGTTTTGAACGACGTGAAAGTACATCGGCGACATCTTCTCCACGAGAGCAACGGAGTTGAGGAGGATGTCACCCTCGAGGAAGGTCAAGCGATCGTTCACGTGATCGGTGTTGGTGGCACGGTATCCCCAAAACAAAGATCGAACGGGATGGTTCAACACGGAAAGGTCGATGATGTTATCGCCCCCGGATTGGGTCACGTTGTTGACCACGTTTGACAATGGAACTTGCATCGCTTGGGTCTGGTGGATGGCCAAGGTGAGGGGCTTCTTGATCATCTCCTCCCGCTCCTTCGTGTCCAACCAGATGTACTTGGCGTAACACCGAGCCTGTCGCTCCACCGGGGTCAGTGTCGCCACGTGGGCCAGGTCCAGGTTAACCCTGATCTCCACTTGATGGAACTGGAGGTTACACATCGGAAGGAAACCATTGTCGTTGAAGAAGAAGTGGAGGGGCACGAAGTTTTCCGTCGCCTGGCTCACCTTGTTGCAAAACTCCTGTTCCTTGGTGTACGTGTCCGCGAGATAGTGCGGCCAGACGTCCGTGAGGTACTCGAACGGGTGCGAATCGATCTTCACCCCGCCGATGTACAGGTCGATGGTGCTGTTGTAAAACAAGTTGCTCGCGATGAATTTACCCTCGAACCACACCGACGTGACCAAGTCGGCGTCGGGTGGGATGATGATACTCATGTCCGTGTCCGAGATCGTCTTCAGGTACCTTGGGGCTTGGGCGAAATTAGTGGTTCTCGTGAACCTTTGACGAAACAGAGATGTCGTTGAGTCGTTATTAATGAAATGCACATCCTGGATGCCCCTGGAACTAAGAGCGACCAGGCTCATTACTACTACCATATTCAGATTTTAATCAGGCACGTACCGCGAGGCACGTCTTCGTCCTTGTCCGCGCCACCGCCATCACCGTGCACGACAAAGTTCCCTTGGCGGTACACCTTCATCCTTTTGTAGAACATCGCACTCAGGATGGACCACTTGTCGTGGATGTCGTAGATTCGAGGATTGTTCACCTTGCCCGGTGTCTCCCTCATGCATCGGCCGATAGACTGGACGATGTCACTCTTGGGCGTGCACAGGACCACGGTGTCCAGGCTGCTTATGTCCAACCCCTCGTGCGCTTGACTGAACGTCGCGAAGATTATTGGTTTTTTTGCGCTCTCCTCCAACTGTTCGGGCTTCATCCCACCCATGTACAATCCGCTGGTTTTCGGGAAACACTGGTGGAGCATCTCGCAGTGCAGACGCCTATCGGACAGGACCAAGACGTGACGTCCCGGGGATATCTTCTTGATGAGCTTGACGAGCATCGCGTTCCGCTCTCTGTGTTCGACCAACTCCGTGATCATGCTCACCAAACTCAACTTCCCATTCCTCGTCGTCGGCGGTGGGCCACTGAACATATCCGTCTCGAAGACGATCGGGAAGACCTCCACCCCCTCCCTTTTCTGTTCCACGGCGAAGAAGATGTCCCCGAGGAAGTGAAGCATCACCTTGCTCAGTCCATCCTTCCGGTGCGGAGTCGCCGACAACCCGAACGTCCACCGGACACCACCCAACTTGAAGAGGCTCTGACTGAACACCTTAGCGCAGATGTGGTGACACTCATCCACGATGAGACAACCAACCTTGTCGAAGGCGTCCGAGGGGTACTCCTTCGAACTGAGACTCTGTAACATCGCGATGACAAAGTCCGCGTCCGTCTCAACCTTGTCCTGTTGCACCCGCCCGATGGTGGCCCCGGGGCAAAATTGTCGGATCCTTTCCTCCCACTGGGTGGCCAAGAACTCCTTGTGGACGATGACCATCGTTCGAAGGCCGATCTTCGCCGCGATAGCCAAGCTCACCGTGGTCTTGCCGTACCCACACGGGAGGCTGATGAGTCCACCCCGCTGAGGCGTCGCCAGAGCCTTCTTAAAACACTCGACCTGGCAGGTGGTCGTGCGGAGCTTACCGACAAATTCGCAGGCCATCTTAGCTGGCTTGGGTCGTCGGTCTTCTCGAGGTGGTCCAAATTTACTAATTCCGTAGTGTCTTGGAACGCACACTGTATCCTTAGATGCTCGATAAATTCTAAAAGACGGTGGAAGAAAGGGGGTGTACTCATTGTTCACCTCTGGTCTTACCGTGAGTTCTTTTTTTACCGCAGCGACGTCGGGGATCTCCTTCGTCGCTATGACATAGCCTGACCGCGTGAGCATTGTTTCATACACGCCTTTACGTTTTAAGAGCCTTCAGGGCGGTGAGGCCGACCGCACCCGCGCCCTTGGCCACGCCCAGGACCCCACCGGTCGCGTAGGACGTTCCAATCTGGGTGAGCATCGCCGGCACCGCCTGGTACATCTGGATGGTCCTCTGCTTGCTCGTGGAATACCGCTCAGCCATGACGTACAGGACCAAGGAACCGACCACGGGGGCATACCTCTGGAGTTGGGTGAAAATGTAATCGAGAACTCTCTTCGAACGACCCTCGAGCTTTTTGTACGGGAGCACGGACACCAGCGACAGGATCACCATGGCCAAGTAGCTCATCCCCGCGCCCGCCATCGACAACCCCTTCTGCGTGTTGTTCAACTGGTTGCTCATGAAAAACTCGTACCGCAGTTGGGTCTCCGTGGGTTTCGCACCCATCAAACTTAGGAACCACGCCACCTTGCCTTCCTTGGGGTTGGACAACACCGGTCGAAGGTAGGGGATCTTACGCACGTGGTCCAAGACTTGCCGGTCCATCAAGGTTGGGTTTTGGTACAGTTTGTAAACGACGAACAGAACCGAGAGGGTGTAGATGGCCTTGGCAATCTTACCCTCCACGATGAGCGATCGAATGTGATCCGCCGTCTTCACAGCCTCCGCCTTCATCTTGTCCATGAAGGACTTGCTCGCACCCTTCACCTTGAGTTTGGGCATGGCCTTGTCGATGAGGGCCGTCTTGCTCTTGGTCTTGATCGCATTCTCCGTGTCGTTGCGGAGGTTGAACGGGGTGTTGTTGGCGTTGAAGAAGATGTTTTCCAACTCATCCTGTGCGTTCACGAAGACGTTGCGGCGCCGGCGAACCTTCTCCTTCTTCACACCATTGACGATGTTCCCGACGATGGCGTTCGCGTTTTGGATCTTCACCTTGGTGCTCGCCTTGTTTACCGCGTTTCGCAACTCCTCGACACTGAGCGCGACTCTCTTGCCGTTGACATTCTTCGTGACACGTACCTTAAGGCGCCTCGCCTTTTCCTTCAAACGCTGAAGCTCAGCCATATATCCTCATGCTAGATTAAAATCCTTAAAGGCATCCACCATGGGGATGTATATAAGATGGCCCAGCTCATCGTTAAGGAGAACATCACCAGAACCCTAAACCAGATCGAGGAAATGACGCGGGAGATCTACCGCCTGGAGGGCGTCCTCCGCGTCTTCCAGGGACTTAAGGAGAGTGGTGTGGAGACCATCGATGTCCCCGACGACGAACAACCGACCGACTAAGCACACCACATCATCATGGATCCATAGTTCGTGGCCAGTGTCTTCTTTCCAGGTTCAACAACTTTACGTAAGTTTGAGTTTTTGTAAAAGTTCTTCGCGTACGAGTTCAAGTGCGTCTTCCTGTTTAAAGAAGAAACAGACCGACGTGAGCAGTCGAGATCGCGGGTCAGCCTGAATCCAAACTTCTTGTAGTAGCCAACCACGTGACGCAGGGAAGACAAGACGATGCCCGGAGAATCGATCGTTCGAACGTACCTCTTGAGGGCCGTGATCATCGCCGAACCCGTCGGTTCCGACTTGTTGCTTCGCGTTCGCCTCGACAGACCGCGGCACACGACATCAATGTACAAGTGCCCACTGGGCATGACCATGATAGACGCGAACCCTCTGAGAGCGCCGCGCACGTTATTCTTGTATTGGTCGTAGGCGAGCACGAGAAGATCCGCGTTCCGCACGCTCTGACGCGCGTACGCGGGTGAGACCATGCCGCGACAGAGACTGGTCGATCTCAAGATTTCGTCCGATTTATACGCAAATAGTTTCGTGTCCGCAGATCTATCTATTATTTCTACGTCGTTCACGTTCACGTTCATCTTGTAATAACTTAGATTTGATTTTCCCGGTCGACACCACTTAAGCACACTCATGTTCAGCGCCCAACACGTCGTCCTCACCGTCAAGGGTGAACACCTCCTGACACGCGCGTGGGGTGGATCTCTCACGAACACGTACGTACGACCCTACCTCTCTGACCGCTGCACCCTGGCGCTCACTAAGGGGCGAACCATCGTCATGCATCCGTACGGGGATGAGAGCCTGGGGAGGCCCATGAACTTTGTCGTCGAGGAAATCATAGGCGGAGATTCGTTCGATCCCGACAGGACGACCGTGCAGATACGCTCAACGATCGCCACCAACCCGTGGTTGGAGTACTACAGAATGTTCCGCGACTCCCCCGAGTTGCCGTACATCCGACAGAAAGTCTTGGATTACGTCAACCTCTCCGGAGACCACTACACGCTCCATGTAATTGAACAAGATACGCCATAATTCGACGCATGCCAAACCGCCCGCGCCCACGTGCCTGGACCGTCGAGGAACACAACCTGTTCCTCGACGGACTCAAAGCCTTCGGTCCTTCTCACTGGAAAGAGATCAGTCTCTATTACGTGACGACGCGCACGCCCACGCAAGTCGCATCCCACGCGCAGAAGTACTTCCTCCGCATCAACAAGAAGCGTGAAAGCGGGCGGATGTGGAAGAAGAAGAGTATCTTCGACACTGCGTCGCCGACGACGCCCCTGTCACCGTTGGAGTCGGGTGATGAACAAGAGGAAGTCTCTTCCGTACGCCACCAACCGGTGATGTACCCGTTCCTAGATCCAACCACCTTCTGGCACGCATACTACGGGTGGCTCCGGATGAACATGAACGTCGTGCACCGACCGATCCCCACTCGAGGGGCCATAAGGTCTATTTAAAGCTGTTGTTGTATCTTCCCTTAAGGGATGCGCGTGTTGGCCGTCGACATTGGTTGGCACAACATGGGCTTAGTGCTCGCAGAGACCCCACTTAAGGGGCCCGATGTTAAAGTAGAGTTTTTTAAGAAAGTAAGCCTCGCAGATTACAAAGACCTCGGTGAATCTAATGACATCGTGAACCTCGTGCCACTTTTCGTGGACGATCACCACTTCATCTTTGAAAGCGCGGACGTCATCCTGATCGAGCGACAGCCACCCTCCGGATTGACAGCCATCCAAACGCTCCTCCACTACATCCTCTCGAGGGAACACAAGAAGAGGGTGATCATCATCTCACCCAATTCCCTTCACGTGCACTTTGGTATAAGCCACCTCAGCTACGAGAAGAGGAAGGAGAGAACCGAAGCCATCCTCGCGCGACACGTCAATCTCGACGACATCCCGGGAGATCGCAAACACGACATTGCCGACGCCATGTGCATGATACTGTACTACAACTTCGAAAATGGGGTGCACTTTTTTGATCGTTTTAAATTCAAACTGTGATAATGTAATAAAATCTCAACCCAAAGTAAAACATGGCTCGGATGTCCAAACTCAACAAAATTATTCGCGGGGTGTCACCCAAGGAGGCCGCGAAGAGGCAACTCGCCAGGAAGAAAGCTCTGGCGACGCAAAGAAAGATGAATAAGTTGGCAACGAAGAGTGCCCTTCTTGATGAATTGAGGAAGATCAAACTCATCGAGAAGAAGATGAAAAATGCTAAACGTACACTCGCTGCTATAAAGATTCAACGAGCCGTTCGAAAGCGACGCGAACACATTCGACGTGAGATGACTCGTCTCATGAAGAAATCATAGCATCGTGGCAGCTGCGAAGGCGACAATGACGACACACACACCCGATCCCACCGCTCCGACCCCTATCGCCGTTTTGTCGCCGGAGGAACCTCCACCACCACCTGTATTATCGTCCGTCCTTGAACCACCCCCGATTTGCGAGCCGTCATTCATGTCTTGATCACATACCACATTGATACCAACATCCTTTAAATTGCCTCGGATGTTGATGTCAGGGATGCACACTTGAAGATTCATTTCACAAGCATCCGAACCACTCGGTTTGAAACGCGTACCACTCGTGCACACGTTGTTCCGACAGAATTTTCTTTCCTCGAGCTGTTGACGAGCACCCCCACTCAAAGTGTCCGGAAGGTCACTTAGGAGTTCATTGTGTTTTTGATTCACACCAGAACACCCAGCAAATTTTCTGGCGTCAGTGCGGTTACATTTACCCTTGTAGGCGTTGTAGCACGCACAGAAATCGTCCCATGGACCACCTAAGTCTGCATCTTCACAATAAGCGGCAGCGATCCGCTCATACGCTTCCTTGCCAAGTGATTCTGTCGAACAGGCTGTGGTCTTCACCTGTTCAGGGTTGGCTTCGCAGTACGTGACCGCCCTACCCTTGGCCGCGGCGTCTCCCAGCCTTCCCTGTAAGTACCCAAAACACGTTTGACCATCCGAACTCACAACCTTGTTCAAGTTGTTGACGTCTTCACAGAAACCACCGGTCGACGCGGCGTATGGTCCATCTCTCAATTGCGTTTCTTCACCCACGAGCACTTGATCCCAAGGTGAAAGGCCATAATGACACTCAGGGTGCTCTTTGTCTATGCGGTGCATATCTTGCAATTTTTCGCTTGTCAAAGCTTCTGTGACCTCACACTTACGCAACCAGCCGCCTCCGCTGCCGTAATAACCACAATAGTTATAATGTCCCAAGTACCATATTTGAGAGTCGCTATTGTATTTGCAATCTGATTTAGGATATTTTGAAACTTTTCTATTGCCACTCCACGAATAGTCGTTCTGGCTTCCAAACCCACTACAGTCACACTGTTCACCCGGTGGTGACCCGTTGTTATACCTTGTGAAAAAGTATACCATGCCTACTAGTATTGATTGGTATTTTTTTTTACATCATCGTGGCAGCTGCGACGGCGATAACGACGACACACACACCCGATCCCACCGCTCCGACCCCTATCGCCGTTTTGTTGCCTTTATTTTTTGACCCAGAATCGGAGGAACCTCCACCACCACCACCTGTATTATCGTCCGTCCTTGAACCATCTCCTATTTGCGAGCCGTCATTCATGTCTTGATCACATACCACGTTGATACCAACATCCTGTAAATTGCCCCGGATGTTGATGTCAGGGATGCACACTTGAAGATTCATTTCACACGCATCAGAACCGCTCGGTTTGAAACGCGTACCACTCGTGCACACGTTGTTCCGACAGAATTTTCTTTCCTCGAGCTGTTGACGAGCACCCCCACTCAAAGTGTCCGGAAGGTCACTCAGGAGTTCATTGTGTTTTTGATTCACACCCGAACACCCAGCAAAGTCTCTGGCGTCAGTGCGGTTACATTTACCCTTGTAGGCGTTGTAGCACGCACAGAAATCGTCCCCTGGACCACCCAAGTCTGCATCTTCACAATAAGCGGCGGCGATCCGCTCATACGCTTCCTTACCAAGTGTTTCTGTCGAACAGGCTGTGGTCTTCACCTGTTCAGGGTTGGCTTCGCAGTACGTAACCGCCCTACCCTTGGCCGCGGCGTCTCCCAGCCTTCCCTGTAAATACCCAAAACACGTTTGACCATCCGAACTCACAACCTTGTTCAAGTTGTTGACGTCTTCACAGAAACCACCAGTCGACGCGGCGTATGGTCCATCTCTCAATTGCGTTTCTGCACCCACAAGCACTTGATCCCAAGGTGAAAGGCCATAATGACACTCAGGGTGCTCCTTGTCTATCCGGTGCATATCTTGCAATTTTTCGCTTGTCAAAGCTTCTATGACATCACACTTACGCAACCAGCCGCCTCCACTGGCGTAATAACCACATACGTTCCAATTTGAGTATATTGGAGCGTCGCTATTGTATTTGCACTGTGATCTAGGATAGTTTGAAACTTTTCTATTGTCCTTCCATGAATAGCTGATCTGGTTTTCAAATCCACTACAGAAACACCTGTCACCCTCTGACGTGCTGTTATGCTTTGTGAAAAAGTATACCATGCCTAGTATTGACTGGTATTTTTTTTACATCATCGTGGCAGCTGCGACGGCACCTACGGCGAGTACACACAGCACCGAACTCACCCCCCCGACGACAACTTTATTGACCCCCTTCCCTTCGTCTCCATCGTCTCCACCCGTGCCCGCGCCACCCGTGCCCACGCCACCCGTGCCTCCACCCTGGGTATTTGACTGGTTACACTCGATATTTATCCCGACGTTTTGAAGGTTCCCGCGGATGCGGGCGTCGTTGATGCAAAGTTGAAGGTCAAATCGACACTCGTCCGATCCACTCGGTTTGAAACGACTCGCAGACTTACACACGCTGTTCCTGCAGTATTTTTTCTTGGCGATTTGGTCGCTCGCGTCGTCCGGCAAGCCCCACACCAACTCACTGTGTTTCTGGTTGACGCCCGTACACCCGGCGTAACTGTTGGCGTCGTCGAGGTCACACTTTCCAGCGAACGCGTTGTAGCACGCGCAGAAATCATCCGACTTCCCATCACCATCACAGTACGTGGCGGCGACGTTTTCGTACAAATCCGAGCCCAAGCTCGTGCTTGAACACGTGGTCGTCTTGATTTGGTCTGGGTAGTCCTGGCAGTACGTGACCGCCTTCTCTCGGGCCGACTGGGTACCCTCCTCGGTCATGATCTGGGCGAAGCACGTCTGCCCGTTGACGACGAGGTTGAGATTGTTGACATCTTGGCATTGACTAGATACCATATCCCTACTAAGATGTCATATATATATTTTACTTGATGTACTTGATGATGGTGTCCAACTCCTCTTGGGTCATTTGCTTAGCCTTGGCCCTGTCTTTAATGGCCTGCTCGTTCTGGTACTTTTCTTTACGGATGGTCCACGCGTAATAAAGAGCCAATGCGACCGCGACGGCGATCAAGGTGCGTCCTCTGGTGATATTCATTATTACCTTAAGGTTTACAAAAAAACATGACTATACGTCACTTCCGGACGCACCCATGGCGGAAAGTGTGTGCTGCTTCATCGATTGCAAACGCCAAATCACCGGTTCGGGCAACAACGCCCAACCCATGTGCACGGGGAAGTGTTGCGACCGCTGCAACGCGGAGCGCGTCATCCCGGCCCGTCTCGGGATGAAATCTTTTAAGGGGATGGATCTCCTGAGCGCACTCTCGGATGAATAACTCAAAATCAAGATGTAATACAAGTCAGCAGCGCGAACGCAAGCATAGCCCACCTCCCCTGGATCACGCTCGCCGCATCCTTAAAGTCCTGTCTCGTCTCCGTTAACCTGTCCGTTCGATCCACGGAGTACGCGGACACGAATACGCTCATGACCGCCAAGGCCCCAAGGGGAGTGGCCATCTGATGAGCCGGCCCCATCCCCGTGAGCATCGTGTTTATGGAGCCGAGGAGACAACCGTAGATCGCGCTTTTACCGGCAGTCGCCTCGACGAGTTCGAGTGGGTCGCGTCGTTCGGCGTAACAAGTCCTCCGTCTTCGTCGGGAGGGGCGGACTCGACAAGGTTGAAAATATCTTTGAATACAGCTCATTACTTGTTGTCTAGGAACTTTTTAATTTGAAGGGTTTTCACCTTGTGACTCTCCTCCGTGCAAACGACCGGACAGTCGGGTTTGTAGTTGAGGTCCAAGAATTCGGACGGGTCGACGTTCTTCATCGCCATCACCACGGCGTGACGCTCGTTCGTCTCGTGGGTGGCGATTGGTATGTAATCCGCGGCACCCCACTCTCGGAGAAAGGTGCACAAGGCTCGGTTGTCTCGTGGGAAGCATGGACCACCGTACCCCCAGCCCGCCTTGAGGCACTTGTCGCCTATGCGCGGGTCCGATCCGACAAAGTCAAGGACGTTGTCGGTTTCGTGGTCGTACCCGCTCCTCCACAGGGCTTCTGAAATCATGTTGGCGAAACTGATCTTGGTGGTGATCATGCAGTTCAGGGCCAGTTTCGCCACCTCCGCGGCGGTTGGGGCCATGTAGTGCACCTTGGCGTCTTCCCCGTGGTTTATGCGGAAGAATTCGGAAATCTTCGCGTCCGGTTGGCCACCGACGAGGATATTCTTGGTCGTCTTCTGGTGGTTCACGATGTTCCCCAACTGGATGAAGAGGGGTGAGTAGTAGACGTTCGGCCACTTCTTCATGAATCCCGGTTGGGTGGTGCACGAGACGATGATTCGCTCGTGGCCCTTCTTCACGACGTCTTGGAGCACCCTCTCCAGGTTGGCGTGGTCGTACCCGGCGTAACACGTGGGCGTGTCCACGAGGACGACGCATATCTCAGCCTGTGTGTCGTCCTTGGTCTTGTACGTCACCCTCCCGATGTGTTCTTGGACGCCTGGTTCGGGGCATTCGAACGTGCCGTCCTGGAGGGACTTGACGTATTGCTCATTCAGGTCGATCCCGGTGACGGCGTGTCCCTTTTCCGCGAGGAAAGTGGCGTAGGCCAGACCGACTTTACCAATCCCGATGACGGTGACTAACATTACTAAGGTGACAGAGGCATAAAGCTTTATATCTATTATTCCACAGAGATGGACGTTTATAGGCCGAGTGGTGTCGAAGCCCTTGGGAACCTTTCCTTGAGTTTGGCCACACACTTTCTTCAATCCGAAAACCCGGCGGTGCACGAGGACGTGTACAAGTACGGTCGCGACCGATGGTTGAAAATTGACCGGGTGGTCAAGGATGGCGAGGGCACCATCAACTACAAGGGCATTCTCAACAGTTTCTTGCACCTGTCGCACCCGGGGATATCAGACAGGATGCGTCAATGCATCCAACCGACGGAGGAGCTCCACGCGCACGTGGACTGGTGTTACGAGAAGGTGAAGCACTGCGTGGCAGCCTTCCACATCAGGATGGGTCTGAACGCCGAGGACAGCGCCAAGTTCGCCCAGTACCCGGCCGCGTCCATGGACGCCGTGGAAGCCATGATTTCCTACGCGAACACCCTGGACAAACCCGTGTACGTGTTGAGTGACAGTGACTCGACCAAGGCATACTTCATGTCCAAGGTCCCCAAGGCGGTGTGTATGGACTTTGAGATTGGCTTCACCGCGTGTGAAAAGTCACAGGTCGAGCGATCGGACGACGACGCCATCAAACGCAGGAATTCATTCACGGAATGGTTCCTTCTGTCAAAGATGCCGGTCATCTACACGACGATGGGTGGGGTCAACCACCGGAACATGATGCCCTACCACGTGGAGGGGGTCTCGTCGACGTTCGCCTACAGTGCCGGGATCTACGGGTCGGTCCCGGTCTGGTATGTCTTCAACGACGGGTGCATCTTCTACCCGAACGGTAAGAGCAAACCGTTCGAGCGACACTTTTGGTCGGATCGTGAAATTGGGAAGTTCATCCTTCTCGACAATCCCACGGACCAGAACAAGGCGTTCGTGGAGCGGCATTTGGGGATGTGGACGGTCGTCGAGGAACTCCCGGACAGGTTCAGGTACGCCCTCAGGTGGTCCGGGGACTGCGAGATGGACGACTTGGACGTCATCCGTCAATGGGTGGTGTCCGGGACGGGGGGTGAACTCCGTCCAGGTCTCACCGGAACAAAAAATGTAAACGTATAGATATACACAGATGGCTGGCGTCCCGTCCTACGCGCAAGTGCAAAAGTTCGCCCAAGGCTTGATCGACCCGGAGATGGGTTTCATGGCCGTGCTCTTCCTCGCCCTCGTCGGTCTCTTCCACATGATCGTCACCTCCATGGGCATCAGCATTTTCAAGAAGTGCGACGCCAAGAAGAATGAGAAGACGTACATCCGAAACAACGAGTTCCAGGTCGTCACTTTGACGTTGGGCTTGGCCATTCCGTTCACCCTCCTCATCAACAAGTTTTTCAAGAACGATGTCCCGGCCTTCTTGGCCATCTTCGGCATCTTGGGTCTCATCAACTCCGCGATGACCTTGGACCTCTCCAAGAAGTGTTCGAACGCGAAAAAGTCCGACGAGACCTGGGCCGGCATCAGCCTCGCGGTCTTCTCCCTCCTCGTTTTGGTCGGCGGCTACGGTGTCACCCGCAAGGCGAAGGGTGCGGTGAACGCGTACAGGGCGTCCAAGATTGCCTAATCTAAATGTAATGTAATATCAGTATGTCCGTGGTACAGACGATACACTTCCTGTTCATGGTCCTGGCCTACGTTGTCCGTAGGGCAGGAACATTTTCACACAAGGAGAAGGTCGAACTCATCGAGCTCGTCTTTCACGCCGCGACTCATCCTCACGACGCAGTAAAATTTTATTTAGCAGGTACAGATTCACCCCCAGGCCGAGCAGTGCGTACGTGCTCGAGAGGTTTACCCCGCCCTTCCTGAACTCGTAAATCACCCACAGACTGCTGACGAAGACGGCGAGGCTGATCTCTTGGAGGTCTAACTTCTCCGTGGCCCTGTTCACGCTCGCGAGGAGTTGGATGAAGCCGATGGTGAGCGCCACGGTGAGGATTGTTCCGTCGACATCCATGTGCTATATGCGAGTGAAAAAAATCTGGGTAGGGATTACAACAACATAATGGATAACATCCTCAAGGCACACGAAGGCGTCGTCGACACGAAGCACCTCTTGTCCGTCGTCGAACGCATCAAGAGTCAGTACCTCCACGACGGTTTGCAACAAACCGACATCCCGGGGATTATCTCCATCCTCATGGGTGAGACCTCGAAGATCAAGAAGCTCAGCGGGCCGGAGAAGAAGCGCTTGGTCAAGTCCATCCTTTTCCACCTCATCGAACAAATCGAAAAAGGCGAGACCGACACCGAGTTGGAGACCTTCCTCAAGAAGCTCGCCGACCCGATCATCGACGCGGGTGCGCAACTGATGAAGCTCAAGAAGCTTAAACTTTTCGCGTGTTGCATGAAGTAAGATGTTCCCCGATCTCAAAACGATTGTAGACTACAACGTGTACACGGTCCACGATTTACAATTGTATAACAAAGGCTTGCTCAAGCGACGACACGTGTCCAGAAACAGAACGTGCGAGGCGTGTCACTACGTCTACCGCGAGACCTCGGTCTCGTGCGACAACTGCTTGGGTTTGGTCTCTATGATGAGTCCCAAGGCTGACTCCAAATCGTTGTGAGTCGTCTTCAAGGGTTTGGGTCGTTTCAGCTTTAAGGGCTGGTTCGGTACGTCACTCTTCTTTATTTCCTCCATCTTAAACTTGTTCGGTTGGGACAAGTCGTCGGTGGTGGCAATAGAGGCACTGACGGTGTCGATCTTTTTGGGTGGTTCGACGTCCTTCGCTGCGCCCTCGCGAAACTCCTCGATGGTCATGTCACCCCCGAAGACTTTGAGGTGATACCTCCACGGCGCCGGACGCACTCGTCCGATCTTGTTGTACATCCTCTTCCGCATGATGATGATGTTAGACGAGATGACTCCACCGCGGGTGATCCCGTACTTGTCTATGGCGTACGCCTTCATGCACGACCAGCTGCAGAAACACCCCGTCGTGCTGAACCTGTTTCGTAATTCATCGTATTTGTAAGGCAAGGCCAATTGCTCACCCTCGAACGGGTGCACGCACCACCAACACCACGTCATGTCTGAAAATCACATGGGTGTCGTCTTTATACCGAAAAGTAAACGATGGCACCTATGACTATAAGGAGGCAAAAGGCAATCACGATGAGAGTGATCATCATCACCGGGTCTTCGGCGACGCCGCTGTCATCGTCTTTTTTCCGTCGATCGATCATCCACTGGGGCATCGGTGGGATCTCCTGCTCGTTCCACTGTTCCCAGTCGATCTCCGGGAAGTCGGTGTCGACGCAACCGCGGATGACGTCCGAGGTCGAGGACTCCTTAAGGTTATACACATTGTCACAGATGGTGACACTCTTCGGACACGCGGGCATGGACTTGGGTACGAACTGATCCGCTTCGCACACGCGCTTCCTACAGTGTTTGTTGTTCACAAGGATGTCGTACCCTTCCTGACCGATGGCGTCTTCGTCCGCCAGTAAGGGATCGATGGAAACCATCGGGCACGTCGCCGCGTTGGGGTTGTCGCTGCACTTGGTCGGGTGGAGGACGTTGTAGCACCCACACCACCACTTCTTGTGATTTCCCTCTGCCTCACAATACGTCGTCGCCATCTCTTCGTACAGGGTGTCCCCAACGGCCGATCGCCGACACAGGTTGTGATTGTTCTCCAGGCGGTACTCGTCCTCGAGAAGGCAGAAGTCTCGGCGGATGGAATTGTCCGTGTCCAAGTCGTAACACTTGACGTCACCCCAACTGATCGTGTCCTCGTACCTCCCGAGTTTGTCGTGATTGCAGTACTTCACCTTACCTTCGTCGTACAACTGCTTCGCCTGGTCTTTGTACGTTTGGTCCCAATCTTTGGTAGACCACTGTTCCCACTTGAGCAGGTCACCCTTGGAGAAGGTCTCCATGTCATCCATTTTGGCTCGGCAGTGATCGTACCCACCGTCTTTGGTGAGGTCGCACGGGTCTTCTTCTTCTTCGGCCATCTACCATTTACAAAGATTTTATGTATTCTCGCATGTACGACTTCACCCCTTCGGTCAAGACGCGCACTGCTTCTTTTTCGTTGTACTTGATCCCCGCATTGTCCAGCATTGAGATGACGAACCAAGGGTTGATCTTCTCATTCTCACGTATGTACTTGTAGATCGGTGACTTCGGGTCCAAGTATTCCTTGGTTCGGAGCCAATACAAGATGACGACGACGGCGATGGCAATCAAGACGGCGTTCAATCTCATATGTCTCATGTGCTCATTTTTTTTCTCAGCCAGGATTAGTACCAACAATGGGAGGAGGCAAACAGCAAACCATCGAACAATTTTTCTCCTTCGATGTCGTCTCCAAGAACCTTTATGAACAGACCACGAAGAACACATCGCGCGCGGTCGCGTCCCAAACCGGAATCAACCGCTTGAAGATAGTCATCTCCGGTAACAACATCGGCTGTGACATTAACGTCAATCAGTCTGTCGATGCGCAGATGCAGACGGACACATCCGTCGTCGCCGAGTTGATTGTCGAGAACAAAGCCCAAATCAACAACGACCTTCAGGCGGCTATGGAGGCGAACATGGACTTGGTCACGGAGATGGGGAACTTGGAGTTCGGGAACGAACAAAACCTCAAGCAGACGATGCGGACCCGTCTGGAGAACATCATCGAGCGGACCATCACCACTGAGAACGTTTCGGAGGCTTTCGGCGAACAGGTCGCGATCAACCGCGGTGAGCTCATCATCCGCGGGAACATGGACTGCACCTCGGGTTACGGTGGCATCAACTTCTCACAGGACATCACGATGCAAATGGGTATCAAGGCGACTTTGGACATGCTCAAGACGGCCATCACCAACGACGAGATGACGAATAAGATCAAGGCTGCCGCGGACGCTTCGGTATCTCAAGAAAACAAGGGGATCGCCGACGTCGTCAAGTCCTTCGGTGCCTCGTGGATCGCGCTCTTCGGCCTCTGCATCATGGTGTTCGCGACCTTGGCCGTTCTGGGGATGTCCGGGGGTGGCGGTAACAAGCGCGGTGGTGGTGGCCCTGGCGCCGGACGGGTCCCGACCGGTAAGAAATTCTAAACTTAAAGTGAACGAGAGAATGTACTTTAAAGGATGCTCTTAAGCATCGACGTTGGCATACGTAACTTGGCCATGTGTTTGCTGGACGAGGAGACAAAGACGATCACCCAGTGGGACGTGAGCGGCGTTCCGCCCGAGAGTGACGACGGTCTCTTTGTCAGTCTCCGCAAGCACCTGGACGACAAACCGTGGGTTCTCGACGCGACCACGATCCTTATAGAGAAGCAGCCGGACCGGAACAAGAAGATGGTGAGTGTGATGCATTTCCTTCAGAGTTATTTCATCATCAAGGTTCCATGCAGCGAGACCATCCTTTATGACGCAAAGTACAAGATCCCGGACATCGTGGGCGCTGGGAAGGTTCAGTACAACAGACGGAAGAAGGCGGCCATCGAACGCGCGCGTCAGTTCATCGCTGACACCCCGTCAAACAATCACTGGATCCCCGTGTTCGACGCGAGTCGGAAGAAGGATGACCTCGCGGACACCGTCATGCAGGGGCTGAGCTTCATAAACCGGGTCGAACCAAGGGTCGCGGCCACCAAGAAGAAGGCGACGAAGAAGATCACCGCGCGCCGACCGACGGAACACCAGAAATCCACAAAGTACAGCAAGAGCAACTTGGCTTACCTGTGGAAGAATAAACTTCCGTGCGAGGCCTTGGAGGAGAACAAGCGCTTTATGAAGGACATTAAAAGGTACTGGAGGTCGTTGGATGACTTCATTAAAGATTTGGAACCACACTAGACAAAGGAAAATGTTCACCGTGAGCAAGAACGTCCACGTCGTCCCGGTCTACGCCGGTCGCAAGAAGGAACTCAAGAAGTTCCGCAAGTTTGGTAAGAAACTCCTGAAGGATCGACAATCGGACTTCGAGCGCATGGGTGACCGAATGAAGGACATCGCGCGAGAGGAAGAGCGTCGAACCAAGGAGCTCCTCCGCGAGCACCGGGAGTTTTTCGAAAAGGACCGAGAGGTGCCCACCATCCCCGGTGACGCCGCTATCGATTTTTTCGATAGGCAAAAGTGAAGTAGACCGCACCCAAAGCAAACAGTGTAAATAACATCTTATTATCCTGCTCAACCGCAACCATCGCGCAGAGGATGCTGTACTGTGCGAACCTCACCTCCCGTCTCGCCCGATCGATCTGTCTCTTCATGGCGGATCGACTCCTCTCGAGACCAGCCACCGCGGTGGAGATGTTGGCGATCGTCGTCGGCATCTGCGCAGCCGTGCTCACGTAAGACTTGACGTCAACGACGTCTTTGATTTTGTCCTTAAGGATGGGTTCGAGGTAGGTGTAGTAGTTGAAATCCTCGTCCAACTGTTTGGCCTGTCCCTCGACGAGGGTGAAGGCTTTGGCGAGGTAGATGAAATTCGACGGGAGCAGGAAGGGTTTGGTTTCCGCCAGTTCCAAGAGGATGTCGTCTTGGAGGATGGTGTCGGTGAGGTTTTTAATGTCCACACTCTCGAGGTACTGGAGGATGGCCTCTAGGAAGATTTCAATGTCCGCCTGATCTGCGGTGGGGATGATGATCCTCAACCGGATCAAGGTTTCGACAATCTTTTTGGTGTCCTTCTTGAGGATGTGTGACAGGATCTCGAGGCACCCGTCCATGAGTTCCTTCTCGATGGTGACCATCAGTCCGAAATCGTAGAAGACCAAGGCTTCGCCGTTGAACCCGAGGTTCCCCGGGTGTGGGTCACCGTGGAAGAGGCCGTCCTCCATCGTCATCTTAACGTAGGCGCGGGTCATCGCCTCGACTAGTTTTTTCCTGTTCACGTGGGGGTCGTCGATCTCGTTCAACTTTTGCGAAGGCACGTACTCCATGACGATCACGTCCTTAGAGCAGTACTCGGTGTACATCTCTGGGACCTTGACCCACGGGACGTTTTTAAAGTTTTCTTTGAACGCCATTCCGTTGTGCACCTCCTTGACGTAATCACTCTCACCGATGAGGTTGGCGATGCTCTCGTCCAAGACGTACCCGTTCCCCGTGCCCGTGTCCACGCCCACTCGTTCGAGAAAGTTGACAATGTCTTTGATGTTATGCGTGTCCATCCGAAGGATGTCCTCGATGTACCTCCTTTTAATCTTTATGACACAGTCCCGTCCGTCACTCAAGGTGGCGCGGTGGACCTGACCGATGCTCGCGCTCTTAAAAGGTTTGGTCTCGAAGTACGACAGTCCACGAGGAAGCATGGAGTAGTCGACGGGATCAGGTGGGCAGGCGTCTTGGAGCAAGGTGAGCTCTTCGCACAATTCTGGTGGGTATATGTCCGATCTCGTCGACACTATCTGCCCCAGTTTGATGTAGGTGGCGCCCAACTTGATGAGTTCGTCCCGGGTCCATCGACCCAACTCCCTCTTGTTCGGCGTCGTCGCATTCTTCCATAGAAATTTACCTGCAAACTTCCACGTCTTCAGTCGCTGCTTGGCCCTGTTCGGTGGGCCCGGAGCTTTCACGGAGACGACCTTGATCATCTTCAACTTACATGCTCAGTACATAAAAAATCTCTCGTAAAAGCAAGAATGCGCGTGCACATCGTCGGTTGCGGTCCGACGGGATTGGCCCTCGCGTGGGAAATCATCCGTGGCACGGGCCACGAGGTGATCCTTTACGACAAAAAGCCCGGTCCGGGTGGTTCGTGGTGGGAACCGAGCGTGGATGAGCGCGACCTACACAGCCATCGGATCGTCTTCCAAAACGCCTACGTCAACACTCGATCAATGTTCGATGAGATGGGGATGGAGTGGTCCGACATTTTCGAGCCGTCCACAATTGGCATGTACGGGGCACTCCTTCCCAAGCTCTCCTTGGTGGATTACGTGACCCTCTCATCCCTCGCCGCGAGAGTTCTCACCAACCCGGAATACTACAAGACTTTGAGTCTGAAGGAGGCCGTCGGTCGCCTGTCCAGGGGTGGGCGGGATGTTTTGCAACACACACCCATGATCATGGACGGCGTGCCGTGGACGAAGATGACGGCGTACGAGTACGTGAAGAGCTTTGACGTCATCGCTCTCAGCCGCCAGTACACCCAAAAAGTTTCCGGCAAGGTCATGTCGGACCAGATGCGTTCGGCCCTCGAGATGGCGGGTGCCAAGTTTATCTTTAACGCCGAGTTGGACAAAGTGACCTACGGTGAGAACGAATACTTGGCCACTTTCAAGGGTGGCGCCAAACCGGTGAAGGATGGAATGATGATCCTCGCCGTCGATCACGCCCAAGCGAAGGCGTTGGTCGGTGACAACTGGGGCCCGAACGCCGTGGCCAAGTTGGACAGTGGTCTGTACGAGGCCATGAACGTGTTGGTTGACTTCGAGGGGGAGGCCCCGGACGTGTCCTTCTTCGAGGCCGTGATGGACACCCGGTGGAACATCATCCCCGCGCGGTTGGCGGACAAGAAGACCCTATCGTGCGTGATCACGGAGTTGACGAGCGAGGTCTTGCGCTCACCACCGGAGGTCATCAAGCGTGAGGTTGTCAAACAGTTGGGACTCACCGGTGTGAAGGACGTTCGCATCGCGTGGGGGTCACAATGGGACGAGGCCAAGGGGTGGTCCTTCACGCAAAGTTCAGGGGCGTACGGATTGTTGGGTCAGGTCCCGTACTGGGGTGAGTGCCCACACGTCGCCCTCGTGGGGATGATGTCCCCGAGGGACACACCCTTCGCGTCCATAGAGAGCGCCGTCGAAGTGGCGCGGAAGTTTTGTCACGAGGAGTTCGGCACGCGCGCACCCCTTCGACCCGTCCTCCTCACCCACGCGTTGGTCGTCTTGGTCGTCGTGTTGGTCTTGGTCCTGTCCGCTTAGAAAAAAAGCCACCCAACATACATAGGGACGATGCGTTTTCGTGGATTTGTGTACGAACCCATGTACGAGTACAACGGGAAGATGTACTTGAGGGTCACCGTAGACGCACAGACGGTGGCGTTCGTCGAGCGGTGGCATCAAGGCAAGCGCAAGTACATCAAGTATCACAAGATGGAGGATCCCCTCGAGGGGCACGTCTTACGCATAAAGGTCCCCTTTAGGTACAACAGGGTCATGGCCGAGAACGCCACGGACATGCCCATCCAAAGTTTAGAGAGGGGTGACAAGGTGGACGTGGAGGCCGCGTTCAGCTTTTGGAACTTGTACACGGGCAATTCGGGATTCACGTGGACAGCTGTTAAATTTTTCTAGGTATTGTAGTAGATGAAGATTAAGAACAAGACAAAGTTCCAAATTATGTACGCAGCCGTCGCGCTCCTACTCTTCGGCCTCATCTACTTGTGGAACAACCCGCGTCAAGTGGTCGAGGAGGTCGAGGTGGAGGTTCCGGTGGCCGTGCCCGTGGAGGTTCGACCCAAAAGAACGCCGGAGTACAGGGACGCACCAATCAAGCAGTACAAGCCCGGACACACACAACAGATGGGTCTGCTGATCGGACCGAACAGCGAAACCTTGCCCCTGTACGGCAAGGAGACGCGCACGCACCGAGACAGGTACCACTACTACACGACGACCAATAATGGGAATCAAATCTACCCCCTTCCCATCACCATGCAAGATGGGCGCGAGTGCACCGATGACATCGGGTGTTCAGAACTTTACGGCCAGGAACGGGTCTCTGTGACCGGCCAGGACGGAGAGTTCGAGGTGAAGATGTATCGTACGGACAACTTTTTTTAGTCGTCATCCTTGCGACTGAAACGGTGGGCCGTGTCGGTAGCGATCATCGCCGTCGAAAAGAGGGAGAGCACGCAGCACACGATCAAGATCATCCACGGTTTGAAGGGCAGCCTCAACATGTTCATGACACTCATGCTCAATGAGGCGCACGACATTGTCAGGCAACCGAGGGTGTACATGTCCAGGTCCTTGTCCTTCTTAAAGGCGACGTAGGGTGATGTCGCAAGGCCTGTGATTAAAGATAGAATCATCTTTAGTTACTTATTCTGAGGAAAAAAAATCAACCCGTACTCGTGGTTGACTAAACCCTTGTTGGAAATGCGTGCCTTTGTTTCCAACAAGTGTCGAGCATCTTCGTCGTGGAGTTCACTCAGTACTTTGCGTTTGGATTGGATGTCATCCAGTGGGCTCTTCTCTTTTTGTGCCTGCACCCAAGGCCACACGGCTTCCCGAAGGTCATTCAACTCGACCCTCAACCGCGTGAGTTCGGGTAGGACGAATTCCCGCAAACACCGGTTCAATTCACCAACGTCGCTATCGCGCCACTCGGTCATTCTTACCAAAGCTCTGGCGGATAATCTTTAGATCGTCCTTAAGGAATTCTAATCGTCCTAAACGCCACTGGACGAATAGCCATAAGAAGAACATGACACTGATCCAGAATTTATTCGCGTCTTCCTCGTTCATCTTGTACACGGGTGACACCAGCCGACCGAAGAAAGTTTCGTGTTTCTCCTTCTTCGTCAGTGCCATCTCCAGTTGGGTGAGTGCGCACGTGTCGTCGTTCGTCATCCAGTGAAGCCAAATGAACGGTATCATGATGGTGTACACCTCGAGGTGGCGTTTGTTATTGGTGAACGGAATCACGAGGATGATGAGGAACAAGACGAGGTGGAGGAGGAAGATGACGTTCATCCTTTTTGATTTGCGTGAGAAAAAAATTAGTCTTCGTTCGACGGGGTGGTTCGACCGGATTCGATGTCAGTGGGCACGGGAGCGGCTGGTTGTTCGTCTTCCTCGTCGTCTGATACACACGGGGTCACGGGTTCCTCGTTCTTTTCTTTTTGTCGACCGAACAGGGATCGTTTGAGTATGGTTGTGTTCTTCGGTGCGGTGACCAAGCCCTCGCCGCTCTTCCGGATGGCCTCCAACTCCTTCATCAACTTTTTCTTCTCCCGCCAGCTACCATCGGTCATTTCTCTTAGTTTTTTCACGATGATATTTTCACGGATGGCTGGGAAGGTTCGGATGGGGTGGAGTTGTAATATTTCGGGTTTGTACAGACTGCTACCCGGGAACGTCCTCTCGAACTCTTCGAGGATGTGTTTGGGGATGTCGGGTTGTTGTTCCAACATCCTGTCGTATTCAGCCTTGCACTCCTCGATCATGATGACACCGTCCTTCGTCCTATCCTTAAGGGGTAGGGCCAGCTCTAATCGAATCTTTCGTGAAAACTTACCAAAGGTGTACGCCGCGTTCTTGTGGGACTCGGTGTTCTCTGACAGTTTAAGGAAGGTGCTGATAGTCGCGATGAGACCGGCCACGAGGTTGGCGGCCCCGATGGTTTGTTGGGCGGTCTGTTTGAGATTCTCAGGGACGTCGGACATTGCAAAATTTGCCGTACCGGTGAGGGTTGACAACACGATGACCGGGAGGGTTGCGCGCATGTATGTTCGCTTGTAGGACATGAAAGCCTGGAAGTGTATGTACCGGTAGCAAGCGGCGGCTTCTCCCCATGCTTTAAGGATGACCTCCTGTTGCTGATGCCACACGCGGTGACCGAGTTGTTTTGGTTCGTCGCCAATTTCTGACATACTCTAACTTGGTATTTTTTCTGACGCACGCGACAATCTGCTAGCTATATAGACTAACAGTACCAAGAGCAGTAGGTTGAAGATTCCGGCACACGCGACGAATGGGAGGATGCGTCGCCTTAAGGGATAGAAGAGTTTTTCATGCAGCGTCTCGTTCGAGGTGATAAAATCTATCGCCTGACTAGTGAGGTCTTCATTGATGGATCGTTTTGTCTCTACCATTGACATCACCGAAGAGAAAAATGCGACGACGGTGACGCTGCATGGGGAGAACGAGCGACTCATTCGCACCTACCTCGCGGAGGGCGAGAACGTGTTCATATGTGGACCGTGTGGGGTGGGAAAGTCCTTCGTCCTCGAGCGCGTCTTGAATGGTCGAGGGGTCGAGATCCAGACCGAGCATCTACGGAAAAGTTCACACTTCCTCGACCTCATGCGACCGAGCACGCAACACCTCTACATAGAGGACTACGAGATGGAGACGTCCTACAAGAACCTCATAGAGCAAGTGTCGGAGGGGCGTCGCCTAACGCAAGGCAACCTGCTCGTCACGTCGAGGCACACCTTCTTTATGGCCGGCTTTAAGACCATCATCATCCCTCCTCACCCACCTTGTGCCTTAAGGTTGTTAGTTCCCGCATCGGATTTTAGTCTTTATGCCGCCGAACAATCGAGAGGGAACATAAGGGATTTCTTATCGTACACGGAGGACAGGAGTGACTTAAAGGACGTCTTTCTGACTCCGACGGAGAAAGTGCACGAGATTTTGTGTGACCCCCGGAGGGACCACGACCTCGAGAACATCTGCGAGCACGGACACACGTGGGACATCATGTTTGAAAACGTATACGACAGCGAGGGTGTCGACATGTACCGGTGTGCCACTTCTTTCAGTGACGCGGACGTTCTGGACTCGGCGTTGTACGCCTTCGATTGGGGTTTTTACGATTACTTTGTACACGCCGCGGTGTTGGTGCCTTACAAGAACATGGGCGAGCCACTGGTGAAGGAAACCATCCGACCTGGATCGAGTTGGACCAGGCACGGGAACATGCGTATGCGTTCCATAAAGTTGAACAAGATACGCGCGGCGTCTGGTGGCAAGTTGGGTCACGGTGAATTGTTACTCTTGAGAAAATACGCAGAGTTGGGGAACATCGACATCCTTATGGACTACGACATAACGACCCAAGCCTTTGACGTTATGAACCACATCTCGATGGAAAAGTTAAAGCCAAAGGTCATGACATCAATTAAGAAGCGACTGAAGAATGCAATTTCGGAACGCCAAGGATGATTCGGACGACGATGAAACGATCGAGGTCGTCCGAGTCATAGGGAACGAGATGTTCTTTTACGGTGAGATTAGTGAAGTGACCATGCTCGAGTTCGTGCAAAAGTTCAAGACCCTGGAGGCGGCCGTGCTGAAGATGAGCGTCGACCTCGTCGGGTACAAGCCCGAGATCAGGGTGAACATCTGCTCCGAAGGTGGTGACCTCTTTTGTGGGTTCAGCGCGATGAACGTCCTCGAACGGTCGAGGGTCAAAGTGGTGACTATCGCCCAGGGTGCGTGCTGCTCGGCCGCGACGTTCATGCTGCTGGGTGGTCACGACCGTTTGATCGCGGCGAACGCCCACATCTTGATTCACCAACTCTCCACGGGGATGTGGGGAAAGTTTGAAGAGCTCAAGGACGAGGTTCGTTCGTGCGACAAGCTCATGGCGATGATTCGCCAGACGTACACGAAGAAGACGTCCATCCCGGAGAAAAAACTCAATAAACTCCTTAAGCGGGACGTGTATCTCCCGCCATCTAAAGTCTTAAAGTATCGTATATGTCACTCTTACGACTCTTGAGGTTACAGTAGCGCATATAGAGGCCTATAGCTGTAAATACTATCACAAAAATTCCAAAAGTGTTCATACTCAACGCCACCCGAAGTTCACTCGGTGGTGGGCGCAAGCGTTCGATCCTGGCCCTGTCTACGACCGGTGGCACCATCTATATGTTTCACTTATTTTTTTCACGCTCAGAAGGGACCCGTATTGGTCGACGGAGAGATCCACCGCGTCCTTTCGGGGGTAGAACTTTGCCTGCTTGTCCTTCATCAGGGAGAGTGCGTTCGCCACCTTCCACGTCTCTTCGTCTGGGGCGTCGCTGTCTATGAGCCTGTTGAGGAGGGTGGTGAGGGACTCCACCGTGTCCGTGATGGTGCTCGTCTCCTCGTACACGCGAGCGTTGTGTCTTTTGCGTATGGTGTTCAGTATAAAGTCCGTCGACGTCTGCCTCCTCGTATGAGGTACGGACTGTTCGTCACCTCGTTGGCCAGCCAGTCCCTGCTTTGACACCTTCTTTCGGTCACGATCCGTATGCAAGAGACAACCTCGGGCGTGTACCGATCGCGCAACATGTTCAACAAGGCTTCCAGGGTGTCTTTGTGTTCCGGACACCCCCGCGAGTAAAGCCACTCCAGCAAGTCCGCATTTTGATTGATCGCGGCTTGGTACTGTGCCCGTCCCCACGGAACTCCCTTTCTTCGTAACTCCAACAAGGTTTGCCGATCGTCGGCTTTCGCTGCGCAAGCGCATGGATCTTCCATAAAGAAGCGTCGTAAAGTGACGGTGGTTTAAACACGAGGGCGCATTCTCTAGTAGGAATCATGGACGAGACGGTGAAAAAATTTTGGGACGATCGACCATGCAATATTAAACACTCCGACAAGCCTATCGGCACGAAGGAGTATTTCGAGGAAGTGACTACTCGCAAGTACAAGGTTGAGCCACACATCAAGACCTTTGCCAACTTCCCGGAGTGGAAGGACAAGGATGTCTTGGAGGTGGGATGTGGCATCGGCACGGCGGCCCAAAGTTTCACCGAGCATGGTGCGAGGTACACGGGCATCGACGTGAGTGAACGATCTATCGACTTGGCTCGAAAGCGTTTGGAACTTTTCGGTCTCCAGGGTGACGTCCAAGTCCAAGACATCCAGTCGTGGCGTTCGGAGAAAAAGTATGACCTCATATACAGTTTCGGCGTCCTCCACCACATCCGTGATTTGCCTTCAGCCCTCGAGAACATTCGGGCCATGCTCAAACCGGGTGGTGTCTTCAAGATGATGATGTACGCAGAAAACTCATGGAAGAAGATGTGTATCGACGCCGGGTTGGACCAGTACGAGGCACAGTCCGGGGTGCCTATCGCCAACACCTACACCCACGAGGAGATCAGGGACTTGGTCAAAGACTTCGGTGGTGAGGTCACGATCGAGCAAGATCACATCTTCCAGTGGAATGTAGACGAGTACAAAAAATACAATTACACCCGTGAGCCTTGGTTCGAGGCCATGCCACCAGAGTTGGTTCGCGCGCTTGAGACTAGATTTGGTTGGCACTTGATGATTACAATTCGTAAATGTTCTTCTTTGTAAAGTGATCTGATTTTCTACTCTTAATTGGTAACTTCCATACGTGGTACCCTATCCCGTCCCCCACAACGAGGAGTTCCTCACCCACCTTTTTCATTTGTGACGTGTCTTTGGGAACCCACCGGACCCCCAGGTTGGTCAACTCACGTTGGTATGTTTTGAGTTCGACGTGGGACATTGCCTGCGTCGTGAAATGACGTCGTCAACAAAAAAAAATGTTGGTTCATTTCATGGCTGGAAAGTCGAAGGCACCCCTGATCATTGCAATCTTGATGATGGCGTGCTGTTCATTTTTATCATTGTCCGGGGGGGCTTGGTACGTGTTGAGTCCCTCCCCGTCACCGGACCCTTCCCCGTCAGGTGGCGGTGGCAGTCCTAGCCCGCCGCCGACCTTCGTCGAAGGGCAATATGTGCGCCTCTTTCGACCGGATTCGGGTGCAGTTTTGAACATTTCAGAGATTGGCGTGTTTGACGATGAAGGTGTATTGATTTCTAAATCGAAGGATGTTTCCGGTGGGTCCGAAGCACATAGTGCAGGACCTTACGCGAACATTACCGATGGCGTCCTTGCGAACTTTGGACATACGACCGGTACGGACGGCCCCGACCACATCACGATTGACTTGGGTGGTGTGAAGAAGATTGGTGAGATTGTTGTCGTGAACAGGAAGGATTGTTGCCAAGATAGGATTGTTGGCGCGAAGTTGCAAATCCTCACGAGTGTCGAAGATGACGCGGAGGCTGTTAAGGAGATTGAGGTAACGGAGACGCACATGGTCTACAGTTGGTCCCCAACTAAAAGCGTGTTCAACGCGAGAACCTTACCGTCTGGTATCAGTACGACGGACACGTGGATTAATAAAGGTACCCGGCCGGAGGGTCCGTACAACGTGATCGAGGGTGACACCATCGAGGAGGGTGATTGTTACAACGCGACCCGTGCCGCCGGTCACGACATTTATGGTTTCCGTACCTCTTCCCACCCGAATCCTAACACGTGCTTTTATTACCAAGATGACCCGGGTTGGTCTGATTTGTCTGCCGAAGAAAGACAGGAGGACCCCGAGTGGCACAGCATTGGGTGCACGGACAGTAGTAAAAAAATCGAGGAGGCGTGTCAGTAGTCGTCACAATTCGACGCAAGAAAATGGCCCGCACGAAACAAACCGCGAGAAAAAGTACCGGGGGAAAGGCTCCCCGAAAGCAACTGGCTACGAAGGCTGCCCGCAAGGGTCAGGCCCAGACGGGTGGTGTCAAGAAACCCCATCGCTATCGTCCGGGCACCGTGGCCCTCCGTGAGATCCGCAAGTACCAGCGGAGCACGGAACTTCTCATCCGCAAACTCCCGTTCCAACGACTGGTTCGTGAGATTGCGCAAGACTTTAAGACGGACATCCGTTTCCAGTCGAGTGCCGTGATGGCTCTCCAAGAGGCTGCCGAGGCGTATCTCGTCGGTCTCTTCGAGGATTCAAACTTGTGTGCCATCCACGCAAAGCGTGTGACTGTCATGCCTAAGGACATGCAGCTTGCCCGTCGAATCAGGCAGTCGGCGGGTACCCTTTAACGTTGTCCCGCGTGAATCTCTTTTGGGTTACCGGTGACCTGAGTGTACGACCAGTTTTGATCATCTCATTAATAGCTCTTTTGTTATAAACAGTCCTTATACGTCCTTTGTTCACGTTCACGTCTAGGTACACCCGTTTGTTCCTCGGGATGTTCTTTTTGTTCCCATTGGTCATGTTCTTGTTGTACCAGGTTCGAATGTTCTTATTCTTCGGGTGATTGTTGTTATTGTTGTTCATCTCACGGATATTTTTCATGTTGTTGAGCATGTTTTGAAACCTTTGGATGCTGCTTTCGTTCAACCTTCTTGGTTTCTTCGGTGGGCTTTTGGGTCCGTTGTTGTTATTGTCACTGTTAAAGAGTCGTCGTCGAGCTTGCATCCGTCTTAAGAGTTGTCCAATCTCTTGGGACGTGATCTGGTTCCTTGCTCTTTGGATGGCTCTCCGTCTTTGATTTCTCACATTCGGTGGTGCGTTCACCATGCAATAAATTGAGAAAAAAAAGTGTCGGCACATGTCAAGTATGCTTCGGCAATTGTTCACTGCTCCTTCACCGAGCATTTTAAAGAAGAAGGTGGAACCCACGAAACGCACGTATAGTGACTTTATACACTCAGTCCGTCACAGGGAGGTACAGGAAATTGTACTGAGACCGGATACTCAGGAGGTGATTTACGTCGATGACGATGGTCACATAAACACTACAAGAATTTTTCAAAACCAAGAGCTATGGAGGACGTTGCATGAGAGTGAATCAAATATTGTTATTGACATCCCTGAACCTAAGATGGGTGTGCTTGATTTTGTGACCGTTCTCTTTATGGGGGTCTTTACAGTTCTTGCCATCCGTGCTTTCACGATTGGTTCTGGTATGGGGGGTATGACCTCTAAAGAAACATATGAGATGGACACTCAAGTTGTCACCCGATTCGATGATGTCGAAGGTATTGATTCCGCGCGTGATGAACTTTCAGAGATTGTTGACTTCCTTAAGAACCCGATGGCGTACACGAAGGCGGGTGCGAGTATCCCACGTGGATGTCTGTTGGAGGGACCACCTGGTTGTGGAAAGACTTTACTTGCCAAGGCTATCGCCGGAGAGAGTGAGGTACCATTCATAAGTGTGAGTGGGTCACAATTCATAGAGTTGTTTGTTGGCATGGGTGCCAAACGCGTCCGAGATCTTTTCTCACTGGCTCGTACCAATGCTCCATGCATCGTCTTTATAGATGAGATTGATGCAGTTGGTAAGCAGCGTGGAGGTTCAGGGGGATTTGGTAGCAACGACGAACGTGAACAGACTGTGAACCAGTTACTCACGGAGATGGATGGTTTCGATGATAGCACAGGGGTCATTGTCCTTGCCGCAACTAATCGAGCTGACATGTTGGACACTGCACTAGTACGAAGTGGTAGGTTCGATAGAAAAATACAAATTAATCTTCCCGGTGTTGAGGGACGGGAACGTATCCTTCGTGTACACTCTCGTGATAAAAACTTGTCAGAGGATGTGATCCTTAAAGATTGGGCTAAATCGACTACTGGTTTCTCTGGTGCAGATCTGCAGAGTTTGTTGAATGAGTCGGCTATAAGGAGTGTGAGAGATAATGGAGATGGTATCATCACCCGTGAACACATTGAGGACGCATATCAACGAATGGTCGTCGGTAGTACGAGTGACACGATCATGAGTGATGAAAAAAAGACAATGGTGAGTTACCATGAGAGTGGACATGCCCTTATGGGAGCAGTGTTGTATCCACACTATGACAAACTTCGAGCGGTGAGCATATTGCCTAGGGGTGATAGTGGTGGTGTGACCTACTTTCAGCCAGAGGAAGATGGTGTCTTGGAGACAAAGTTCTATTATGAGAACAAGATACGTGTCTTGCTTGCTGGGAGAATTGCTGAGCAGGTTGTTTTCGGTGCGGAACGAATCACTACTGGTGCATCTCAAGACTTTGCAATGGCCCGTGATCTCGCTCGTAAGATGCATGAAGAATGGCACTTTTATAGATATGATTCAAACGATGGATTGAACCGTGCAGTGGATGATCTGGTCAATCGACTTTATGATGAAGTGTTGACATTCATGTCCGATAATCGTTCTCTTCTCGAGTTCACCCATCAAGGTTTGTACGCTGAAGAGTTTGTTGACGGAGACTTCGTTTATGGTTTATTGTGTCGTGAGGGTTTTGGTTTATGTTGTTGGATCTTTGACTGGGATTTTATATGAACTTGCAATGATTTTTCAATGATGTTCCGTGTTGGTTGCAATGATTTTTCAAT